AAAGCTTATTGCCGAAAACCCCAGGTTGTTGAAACGATAAGTTGGCTAACCAATAGTGATAGTTCGCGCTCTCACAATTGTACATAACTCCTTCACAACGAATAGCATATTCCATACTCAACATCGAGCACCGAAAGCTAAAGAGTTGATTTTCAGAGGACAAAGCGGCGACTCAACTATCACCACCATCGAGATTTAACATCGCATTTCCGGTTCCATACATGTGTGATCATTCCAGACCACACACACAGCGATTCATACCGCCACCGCTTCTCCCAAAGCAGTTAGGTTCCATTCGTCTTAGTTGCTAAATCTCTCAAACTCAACGAAAACAACAAATATGTAAGCGACAATTTCCTTAGAAAACTGGCATTGGGCAAAAACAACCCCACGCCAAAAACTTGGGGAATGTTTTAAACAACACCACCGTCCTAGTTAAACAATAAAGAAAACTATTTCGATGATGAAGATAGATTTAGAAGCTTCTGAAAAGCTGATTTTGGTATATGAACACTAGTCTCCATATCTTTAGACTCAGGAGTAGGCAGATCTTCATGATCAAACCTATCTCGAGATCTCATAAAATTAGAGAACATTTCCTCCAACCTACTAATACGATCATCCACAACAGGGAGAGTAAGGGGTGAAGTTAATGTAACCAAAGCATTAGGGAGACGGGATATAAATATATCCAAATTACCGTCGGTCATGCCAGTTAAACCACTAACAGTAACTAAATTACTGGCTGTGGTAGGAACAGCTGTTGCCGTGGTCGAAATAACCTTAGTCATAACAGCTGTATTACCAGCAGCCAGAAAATAACCAGCACCACCAGTGGATCCAAAATAATCAACAACAGTGGCTGCACCACCAGACGCAACAAGCGCTGGTACAGCAGCAATACCAGTTGCACCACCCCACTCCACATTGACAAGCCACAACGCACTAGCATTAGGCAAGTTAAAAAGAGTATCGGTGGCATCATTAAGACCAACTGTGGAGCTAGTATAATTAGAAAGATCACCAGCCATATTGATCACACTCAAAGTACTACCTGGAGCAACTCCAGACACAGCAACACCAGTTGATGTCGCTGACATAGTAGTATAAGGTGTTAATCCAAGCGGTGACGCTGCAGTAGCATCATCAGCATAACCTTTCAAATGAATAGCTTGGCCACCAATAGGGAACTCGGGCTGCTTCCTACGAATCAACGTGAAGGAATATTCAACCCAGAGTTCACCAATGAGGCCAGCCTGACAGCCATTAACAGCTACCTGAAAATTACCTAAATCATACCACTTGGCTTGATCGGTCGATGGACCGATACTATTGGCAGAATTATACACATAATAGTTATTAAGAGCTATATCACGACTCTTCCCACGGAATCGTCGTTGGTGTTGCTCAACACAATCATGTATCATAATACCAGAGAATGGAGGACCCGAAATCGAGTGCTCATAATTCTCAAGCTGAGTGATATTACCAAAATTTGCATCATTAGCATCAAAGTTAGTGCCCATAGCACACAGTCCAGCAGAGACCGTGCTACCACTAGCCATATACTCCTCAGTTCGAAATATAAACTTCAAATGATTAGGAATATACTCTTCATAACAAGACGCAATTTGAGAGAAAATTGGAAAAAGGGAAGAATTACCAGGATTAACATAATACTGTTTCAAAAGTTGGAAAGCAGTCGAGGCAGACGTTAAATCAGAGACCTTCTCACGGGCCATAGGAAACGTAACCGTCTCAGACGTTGTATTTTTCCAAACACTGCCCACATTTACACCATCATTAACCATAGAAACAGAAGAAGCAGGAATAGAAAACCTAGCACTTGCTTTGGCTTTCTGCTTAGCTTTCTTTTTCCGTTTAGGTTGTCGATTGGCCACGGGGCGAGAAACAGCATTAGCAACAGAAGCTTTTAAAGATAGACGCTTATTAAGACGACGACGTCGACGAGCAGCACGTTGAGCAGCAGTCTTCGCCATCACACACAGTTATACAGAAATTATAATTAACAATATTAACACGGGAGAGAAATATATTTTATGTATTATGAGCTCAGCGGTTTTAGCTGGGATACCGCACTACAGTTAATACTTTCTAACCCAGCATACACTCTCCAGAGTTCACGATCAGTTAAGTAACTCTTCCAAGCCTCCTGAATTTGAGGATCTTGTGACATAGCATACTTATTACGCAAATATTCTATGAGCTCAGAAAACCACTTACGACAATCATCACAAGCAAAGGTCTCATTTCTAAGACCACACGCTCGAACAATACAGTTCGCTGCAGTTTTCTGCTCATTATATATAAGCATGTTAGTACGCATCTTCTCACAATCTATAACGGGCATGTACATAGCATACCCGCAACTTGGAACATCACATAACTTATAACCATGACCAAGAAATGTACACTCACTATTATCCCGAAATTGCATTGAAGCAAAATGATACTCCATATCAATCTGACTCATATTTAATCGGATCGATTCAGAGTTAAACAAATTTTGCACATCAGGATGAACAGAGATGTTAATATCATCACCACATATACAGAGGATTAAATGCTCTTTAAACGAATCATAAGTATGGTACTCTTTAGGCATAATCAAATGCCAAAGAACAACAATATCCATAAAATTTTTCAATGTATCATCAGGTGTGGTACAAGCTTGTCCAGAGGGATTCCCAGAACAACGACCATACACAGAACCATCAACATTTACTAAAGGGGCATAAGTGAGCTCATAATAGAGATTTTTCAATCTCTCATAATTATCACTTGTTTGCTCTTCCTTATTCAACATCGAAAATCGAAAATCACGGATTTTATCAAAACAATACTTACGAAAACGCGCATCGAACTTTTTCCCATCTAACTCCAGGGTTGATTTGTCTCCAAACTTACTCATCTTAGCATTAAGCTTATGAAACCCTCCTTGAAGGAGGTTCAAGCCTAACGCACTAGAATGCAAAGTATTGGAGGCAATAAGGCGCTGGTTTTGTTGAAGGGTTAATTGACAGTGCGCAACAACATGGTTAACATCCATACTGATAATGGTTCTCACATCGCCGTTTTCTATCTTATCGGCAGGCCGCACTTCTTCCTTGATAGACACAGAACACAAAGATCTGATATAATCAGGAGTACTCAGCTTACACCAATATTTAGAATAGAAATCAGCATCAGGAGAAGCCCAATAATCACATTTATATGGATAAACCAAAGTCCAAGGATAACCAGGACTTTTAAGTGGACGCAACCACTCAATAATCTCATCATATGACAAAACTCTAGAGCCACTAACCCAGTGCCCAAATTCCTTTTCAAGCCAAACACCAGCTTCATCATAGAAGCATTTGACTCTTTCAGAAAATGGATCCTCTGTACGATTGTAGCGTAGTATAGATTTTTTAGCATGCTCCAACTTACGTGGAACAACGCCATAATTCATATAGTTATTTAAAGAATCACCCTTAACCTCAATGAATTCTCGCACATCATCATCATGATAATCAGGAGACCTCGGATTGAAAATACGAAAAACCTTACCTAAATAGGGCATATTCTCACCAAGATCCTCTTCATCAACATAACGGATGCGTTTAAACTCACTAGGATAAGGCAACAAAATAGAATCCAAAAGATCCAGTGATAACTTTGTTGCCTCCACTAGTTTAAAGGTATACCAAGGGCTTCGGAGAAAGCTTTATGATCAGAAACCGAGGATTCTAATGACACATCATAGGTCTTCTTGGATTGCGAAAATTTTATAAATTCTTCATCCCAAGAGGGCCCTACAGGAAAAAATTTCGGCTTAACAGATCCAGACGCATTCCCAATGGCATGGAAACCAAGAATCGCTCCATCACGAGCAGAAACAAGTGGCCCTCCACATGCCCCAGAGAGCGTTGTAGAATCAAATTCAACCGAAACTATATCCTTATTCGCGCCATAAACAACCTGGTCACCAATAACACCAATAGATGATCTAAATCCAAAATTAGTGTCTCGCCAATACAACGCAGCAAGCTCACCTTTTATAGGTGCCCGATAAGTATAACTATTATCAAGTTTAAATACTTTACCCACACCAGATGGGATTTTAAACCAACATTGATCAGGTATATGCTTAGAATTATAAGACATCTTATCCAAAGAAACCCAATTCTTATCTATACACACCTCAACCAAAACCGAGCCAACAACAGCATGACGGGGAACGAGGACACATTCGCCTCGCATCACACAAGTCACATAGCCTATAGCTCCAAGTTTATCAGTAGATCGTGCTAGATAAGTAGTTGGTATCTTCATAGCAGCATGTCCTGGACGAATTTGCTCGTACCCACTCAAACCCTTTGGCTCGAATGAAACACGATCATCTTTCGTTTTCTGACCAGAAACTTCATGTTGCTTATGATTAGGATTAGCATTATCCGAAGAAGCCTGACGCACATTTTTGTTCATCTTCTTCTTCTTCTTCTTAGCATTTTCCCAAAAACTTTTCCTTTTATAAAATAATAGAATAATGGCTGCCAAACATCCTACCGCGCCAATTACAATAACTTTATTACCGACCACCCAATCAAAAATAGAAAAATAGCATCTTAATATTCTAGATTTAACACGAGCCCAGACATCAATTGGTTTCTTAGAAAACCAACCAAGACCACTACGGTCCTTCTGTCCACGAGCTAATAAATCATCTATCTTCTCCATTGGGTCACCATTACGAAAATTCTCATTGGCTTCTGCAACTACTTGCTTCTCGTCTTCGAGTGACATAGTCGATTTGACAAAGTTAATGAACTTATTTTGAAATTTAGCACAATCACAAGCGCCCTCATTAGAGCGCCCGCACTTACCACAAACTTCATAAATTCGCTCACACTTACATCTACTCACCTTATCACCACAATCAGGACAATACCTCTTAACAGGCTCATCTTGATCTTCATCACCCCAGACAAAATTAGAAAGGTCACAAACATCAGATATTAAATCTGTGGCGCACTTGCTATCACGATAAGCAGCAAGAACGCTACGTATAACCAAGAGAATATCTTCAAATGAATTCCCAAGGAAAGCAAGAGGTGCTAACCCAAAGAAAATCATAACACTCTTAAATTTCTTCCACTTTTGATCTAATAGTTTCCTCTTCTCCACTCTAGCCTCAAAACGAGCATGACTATAATTCTTATATTGCCATAAAGCCAGCAAGAGAGCACCGGCAGCAGCAGCAAAAGTAGCCCACTCCCATGGGGTACTCGGTGTGCGCAGCCAAACCCTCTTATCACCAACTTTAATAACAACATAATTGAACTTGGATCGGACATAAGATATCACTTTATACATAAAGTAAAAACTTAGAGCCCAACCCAAATAACAATAATCAAACACCGTCACAGGCGCAAGAACTCCATCCAAGGGAGATGCAGTCACAAATATATTGGGTGCCATTGAACTCAATGTGGCAATCGTTTCAAATGTCCACAAAAACAAAACACCAACAACTAAAATTAACCTACCACAACCTCTAGGTTTAGGTTTACCCCTAATAGGGTCTTGATACTGCAAATTTTCCCAAACTAAATTCTCGTACTCTTGATACATGGTAAAGAAGATATAAATTGAACGATATATTAAACGCCAATATTTCTATAAGCGCG